GAATCACTTGCAATGCTTCCTGGTGAAGAGTTTGATATTACTTTCAATGATGCAGGTGACTATACTTACTGGTGTGCTCCTCATAAAGGTGCAGGTATGATTGGAACAGTCCATGTTGAATAAATAAATGTGGATCCGAAATTTATGGTGTTATGAAAAAATTCATTCCACTTGCTATGCTTCTGATGACCGCTACTGCAGCTAATGCTGGCGGGATTGTATCTAAACACGCTTCTAGTGTTCAACTAACTGTTGACGCTGCTAGATCAACTGCTGTAAGAATTGGAGACAGCTACTCTGCTTCTGGTTCTAACATTGCTGTCACCACGATGGGCACCCTTGGAACTGCTGGAACTTATGATGTTCATACAGCAGGTAATGACTGGTCATTTACTGAGTCTATGACTGTGAAAGATGCCATCCCAACTGCAGCAGTAACAACAGGAGATACCCCAAACTTCTCTAACGTCACTGCATATACTGCAGGTAGTGCTGGATCACTAGCAGGTACTATTAATAGTGCTCATACTATGGCACTGACAGCTGGTGGAGCTGGTACATCTGCAACAGGACAATTCGTGACGGAGATCACGGTTATCGACTGAGGTATATCATGGATCGAATTAAAGTTATCGGTCTTGCTTTGATTCTAGGAACATTTCACGGGGCAGCATATGCTGTACCCGTGGTTCCTAACTTCACTCAGGGATCGATGTCGAGCCACACGGAGACAACACAAAAAATAACAGAAACCATCAACTCGATGGACTATAACACAGGATACCAATACTCTGCTACAGGAAGTGGTATTACTGCAAATGGAAACCTGTCGCCAGGGACAGGAACAAATAATGTAACTATCGATGGAGTGACTTCAACATGGACAGGGGTAACAAACAAACCTTCCTTCACACAAACAACACCAGGAGCAGCGTTTCAGTTCACAGAAACTTACAATGGACCTGGGCTTCAAAACCACACAATTATAAACAGAGTAACCGAGGTTACAAGCGTAACCGACACTACATCAATCTTCTCGCAATAGGCATCACCAGTGTATTTTTCCCGTCTCAAGCATTGGCTAATGTTGGTGGTGTTAGCGCAACAGCTGCTCCTGTTGCTAATTCTTCAGGTAGTGTTACTAATCAGGCGATACAAGTATTACAAGGTCCATATATCACTAACACATACGGATCAGGAATCCAGTGTCAAGGTCCCACTAGAAATTTCACCCCTTACGTAACAGGAAGTGCTAGTGCTACTAAACCATATGAGCCTTATTATAATGATAACGTGTATGATATGCGTGATCTCGATGAGGATGGCGCTCCTGACAATCCTGGCTCTATTCTTTACAAAGTTCCTGTGAGAACAGGACAAAAAGATAATTACAATCTTGGTATTGGTTTCTCCATGACGTGGAGTACACCAACTGATAAAAATATGCAGGATCTTTGTAAGAAAGCAGCACAAGCAAGCATCGAATTGATGGAACAATCTGCTGCCAATAAGCGCCTCGATTTTGAGATCGCGAGACTCAAAAATTGTGGAGATTTGATGTTAAAAGGAATCCAATTCCATCCTAAGAGTCCTTACTATAAAGTGTGTGCAGACGTGGTGGTGAACAATCCACCAGGACATTCACATCCACACGTTCACGCTATCCCTCCTAGCATTCCTACCCCTGACCCTTCTTCTTCCTCGGAAACACAGAACGAAGAGCTTTCACAGCGTGGTTCATCTGACGCTGCTCTGCTCGGCGCTCCCCTGCAGACAAGACTGGGGGTTTCTTCCCCCTTAAGGTCGCAATCTTCTTCGTCACTTTCTTCACAGCAGGTTTCACCGCTTTTAACAGAAGATCAGCAAGCGGTTTTGCGAGCAACGCAGAAGTTGTCGCAATAACAGCAACACCACCGACCTGAACAACCTGTCCACCACTAGGAAGTCCCGCTACTATTTGTGTAGGTAGTGGGACTTTTTCTGTGAGTTGAACACATGTATTATCGATTAGTTTGTAACCAGTAACAATCTCCCTAAACCCATTGACATAAGAACCAACAGGTTCTTGTGCGTTCTGTGCTTCTGTAGGACAAACTATTGCAGCAGTAGCAACAGGTGGTGGATTTACTTCTGGTGCTGGTGGAACTTCTGGAGAATCTGGAGTCTTGCTCTGTGGAACAGGAGCAGGACGAGTGATGATCATCTGTTCAGGTTCATACTGAATAGGATCGTAACTAGGAATACCAGAATCGCAATACGTAACCAATCCTCTTTCGTCATCAGACTTGACTTGGTTGTTTTTCGGGTTGTTTGTTTCATGTGCTTCTACACATCCAGGGATGTCCACAATAGGGACACCAATATTTACTGTCACAGGTGGTGCAACAGGGATAGGAGGTGAAGAATAATTAATAGTTTCAGTTATTCTCACGTCAGGAATATCTAAACTCCTGACACTGATGTCTTTAATTTCCATTAGCAATCATTAAATACACTGCCGACTTGTGAACCTAATTCTGATCCTGCTTTCTGTCCTAGCAGAAGCATCCAACCACCTGCTAACCAACCCACGTAGGGGATGCTAGCAACCGCTGGGACGGCGATACCAGCAGCAATGCTAGTTCCTGCCATCGCACCTTGTGATCGTGCTCCAGCGTCCGCTGCTATACACTCGGCGCTGAGACCGCCTACATGCTTTCCCTGCTCGCCTACATCACCTCCCAAATTTCTAGTACCCTCACGGGTGAACTGATCACGACGCCATTCATTTCTAACTTCAGATCCACCACCGAAGAGTCCTCTCTTCTCTTTATCAACTTCCAGGGACCTTTCAGACTCCAATACCTTTGGATCATCAGCACGATATTCAATGGTATAACCATCCTTACCCGCCTGAATCTTGTAAGACGAGTAAGGACCACGGGGAAGATTGATTGTAGGCACTGACGGAGGTTCGGGTTTAGTATCAATCAAATATCCTAGGAGACCTAGGTGCGAGATAGCAACCAAAGCACCTACAGTTCCGATAAAAATCTTGAACGTAGATGGTTTTTTCTTTGGTTCTGATACTGGAGCGACAGACTCTTGAGTGACAGACTCTTCCTTATCGTGGTTGAATATACTCATGGTTAGAATGGTAATGCGGGACCTGTAGTCTTAGGCAATGCAGGCATAGCACCTTCCACCATACCAGGGAGTGCTTCAGTGACTGCTTCTGTAACTGCTTTGGTTACTTTTGCTCTAGCATCTTCTACTAGAGTATCTTTATTCATATAAAGATAGGCACCCCCACCCAGAACTGATAGTGATACCAGTCCAGATAGAAGTGCCACAACGTTAATCAACTTTTGCATCTTTTTTATCCTCTTCTTTAGGTTTTTCCTCCTCCTTTTTCTTGCCCGTTTGTACACCGAACGTAGCTAAAGTCGTTGTAAAAACACTGGCTATAAAAGTCGGATCGATTTGTCTTTGTGGAATGCCAGGAACAGTTACATAATTAAGTGTAAGAATTGCTGCAGACCACGACAAGATAACAACACGCACCAATGCTGACAGACCTTCGTCTGCCCAGTCAAATCTATTCTTCTTAGCGGCATCCTCCTTTTTTGCAGGAGTTTGTGCCATGAGATAAATTATGAGGCATCTTTATTTATTAAACAGGTTGATGAAATATTCTGCATCCACAACAACCAGTGGTTTCTTCCTATTCTTTTTCATGACTACGATAGGTTCATAGTCACCAGAATTCTCACACGCCTGTTCATAAGCATCCCAAACATTCAACCTTTCTACGTTCTTACATTCAATTGAATGTGGAAACTTTTGTCTTGCTGCCCGTGCCATGATAAGATCCTCACCACCAGCACCCATAGACCTAGACTCGATGTCCTCAGGATGAACATCGAGCATCTCAATCAGTTTCTGTCTCACCCACTTCTGTAGATTTCTTCCCTTTGCCTTCGCGCTTTGTGTTTTCATGCCATAGTGCCCAATTAATTACCGCGTCGTTCCAGTCCCCGTCCCATGGGTCTGGGAAAGGGTATACTTTAGTTTTATTGCTCCCAGAATGAACGCTTCTGCTAGACTCGTCGGACCTAGGTTGAGTAGATGCCAGTGTTTCTGTGGCAGATCTGGGTCTGCCAATGCTCTGCGCTTCCACTCTGGAACTTCTTTTGTCATAGTTGAAAACCTGCGAAAGTATTTTCCTCAACATCTTGCGTAATACCCCCAATAACATATGATTCGACTTCCGTCTCTTGGGGTGCCACTTGCAGTCCTTTAGATGACAACCAATGCTCTGTCCATGGCAGAGGATTTGCAGTCAGTGGTATATCAAACAATGGTTTAAATCCAATCGACTTCAGTCTGCGATTGGCAGTCCACTGAACATACTTCTGTAAAAGTTTCGCATTGAGACCAATCATTGATCCATCTTTAAACAGATAGTCTGCCCAAATAGTCTCTTCTTCTACACACTTTCTGAACATCTCATAGACGTTCTGCTCCTCTTCCATAGCGATCTCGACCATATCGGGATCGTCACCCTGCTTCCACTTGTTAAGAATGTTCTGAGTGATGGTCATGTGCTGCGACTCATCTCTAGCAATAAGAGAGATGATCTTAGCATTGCCTTCCATCTGTTTGTTCTCACCAAATGCAAACGAACATGCAAACGATACGTAAAAACGAATGCCCTCTAGTATATAGACGTTAGCAACTGCACGATACAATTTACGCTTCAGTTCTTTCATCTCCCAGATAGCAGTGGGAGACTCTTTGAAGTCTGATCTCCACATGTTACCAGTGTCATACAGATGTGCTGCTTGCAGGAACTCATCGTATGCTCTAGTTACACTGGTTGCTCTCTCAAGAATCTTGTCATCAGTGATGATGGTATCAAAAACTTCCGATGGATCGGGATAAACGTTCTTAATGATATGAGTATACGAGCGACTATGGATCATCTCCATGGTCTGCCAGATATTCATCGCTGACTCAAGCTCGGGTAGGCTGCAATAAGGCATGAAAGCCATGCCAGGACCACGACCTTGTACGGAGTCAAGCATGATCTGGTACTTGAGATTCGACGTGAAGATGTGCTTCTGTTCTGGACGGAGTTGTTGGTAGTCTGCACGATCTTTTTGTAGGGAAACTTCTTCAGGTCTCCAGAAAAAACCTAACTGCTGCTGAGTCAGTTTATCGAAGACGGGATATTTAAAAGTGTCATATCTTTGAACTCCAAGGGGAGCACCAAAGAACATTGTTTGTTTCGTTGTATCAACTTGTGATCTGTTGAAGACTGTCATGCCTTCAATCTTATTGTTGTCTTCGTTACTGACTCTAAATTGCACAGCTGTCACAGGCTTCTTCCTCTTCGGTGTTTAAAATTTGTGTGAGAATATCCTCAATGGATTGTTCTTCTTGGGGTTTCTCTTCTACCTCATCACTCTTACTATCATATGTGTTTTGATAGTAAGAAGTCTTCCAACCATACTTATATGTATTTAAAAAATCACCTGCCATAACCGATACTGGGATCTTATTGTCAGGGTAATTTTCTGGGTTGTAACTCCAGTTACCAGAAATTGCTTGGTCGAAGAATTTCTGCATAACAGCAACTACATTGATGTAACCTTCGTTACTCTTCATCTCCCAAAGGAGAGTGTAGTTGTTCTTCAGGGAATTGAACTGAGGAACAATCTGCTTAAGAGGTCCCTTCTTTGATTTTTTAACGGACAAGAAGTCACGGGGCGGTTCAATTCCGTTAGTTTCATTTGACACAACGGAACTGCTTTCTGAAGGCATTTGTGCGGACAATGTGCTGTGTCGCAATCCGTAGGTTTCGATATCTGAGCGAAGACTATCCCAATCATAATTCAATCCTCCTGCGATTTGATCGACTTCAGGTTTGTAAGTGTCGATAGGGAGGATACCGTCTGCATATTTTGTTCTATGGTAATAACCACACTTCCCTTTCTCCTTGGCAAGGGTGTTGCTCGCTCGCAGTAGATTGAACTGGAAAGACTCAGTGAGGTCATGGACGAGTTTCCATGCTGCGGGGTCTTCATACTTAACTCCGTTACGTGCTAGGTAATGTGCAAGACCGATGTAACCAACTCCAAGACTGCGGCGATTCTTTGTGCTGACTTCTGCTGCTTTAACTGGGTAGTTCTGATAGTCAATCAGTTCTTCCAGACCACGAACAGCAAGATCACATAGTTCTTCCATCTCATCCAGAGACTTCAGTTTACCTACGTTGATAGCAGAAAGAATACACAGAGCAATCTCACCTTCACCATCAATATGTTGGAGAGGATCTGTAGGCAGGGTGATTTCCTGACACAGATTACTCATGTTCACCTTATCTTTGAAAGAGGAGTGAGAGTTACAATGGTCGATATTCATGATATATAGACGACCAGTTTCTGCTCTCTCCTTTAGAAGTGCAAAAATAAGTTCTTGACCACCGATAGATCGCTTCGGAATTGATCCATCAGATTCATACTGGCGATAGAGATCATCGAACTCATCAGTGCCAAAAGCATCATACAGACCAGGAACATCGTGCGGACTGAAGAGGGTGATTGGTTGGTTTTTAATGAATCGTTCATAGAACAACTTGGATGTTTGGATAGAATAATCTAGTTTACGGACACGATTATCTTCGGTTCCTTTGTTGTTCTTCAGGACAATGATGTCTTCGATCTCTTGGTG